AAAGATGATTCTACAACATAGACTGTGCTTGATGTTTTTATTCTATTTAAATTAAAAAGAATTTTACTCTTAGGCAATCCTAAAGTATTTTTAAAATCCTTGCCTTCAATAGTTCTGGCAACAAACCCTAAACACATTCCCTCGTGATTGTGCATTGGCACAGCAATAGAATCTTGTTTTTCAGAATATCCAAGCATAAACTTTGTCATAGATTCTTTGGTAATTTTTCTACCTTCAAAGTATCTAATTGCTCTTGGTGATTCCATTGCTTGATTATTTAATCTTTTAATTAGTAATTCGTCAAACTGAACAAAATCTGGTGGGCTGTAAAGTGTTTTATTAATAACAGATGTTAGATCTACCTCTTTATCTTTACCTCTGATATATCTAACAGACTCAAAGTATGTTCTTCCAGAAATAGTCATTACGAACTCTTCTAAACTTTTTGTAATTTGACATCCAAAGCAAAAAAACCTACCAGACTCTTTTGATACTTCACCTGCAGGAGTTCTTGTGTTATTGTGATACGGACAAAAAACTATTAACTCATTGCCAAACTCTGCCTCAACGTCAACGCCTATGCCATTTAATACTCGTCTAATTTGTTCTTGTGTATATATATCTGTCATTTTATTTTCCGTCTTCGTAATCTTTATATCTGTAATAACCTTTATCAAAATCTACCTGTATTAAAAAGTCTCCCATAAAACCATTTCTATTTTTTCTAAATACGCACTCAATAATATCACTATTAGTTGCACGACCTAATGCCATAACCCAGTCAGCATCGTAAGCAATCTGTCTAGACCACGCAGTTTGTCCAAGTGTTGGAGCACTGCTTAAATCTTTTACATCATCAGGAGTAGCAGATGAAATAGCAATGATAGGAACTTCTTCGCCAATAGCCATTAGTTTAAGTTCTCTTGAAAGGTTCTTCATACGTACCGTTTCATTTTCAGACTTTTGATTTGGAGACATAAGTTGTAGATAGTCAACAATAACAAAGTCTGGTTTGTATTGGTCTATCTTTCCACGAACTACGGATGGGTTAACTTCACCACCATTGTCATTTGAAATAATATGAAACTCTGGCTTGCCTGCCACTTTGTTAGCATGCCAACTCTTAAGCATATCAAGTTCTACTTCACCATTGCTTAGTTTGCGATGAGACCAAATGCCCTCACCCATAATTGCAAATACACGATTACGAACTTCAGTCTCAGACATTTCTAAAGATATTACTAATGGAGACTTACCCTGCTTCCATGCTTGAACTGCAAAATAAAGAGCAAGCCAAGACTTTCCAATTCCTGGATATGCAAGAAACACACCAAGTTGTCCTGGCATAATTCCAGAAGGAAGATAATTATCAAATCCTGGTAAACCTGTTTTAATTCCAACCTGACCAGTTAATTTTTGTTCCTGAATCTTTTCAAAATATGCAAGGGCAGAATCAAGATCCGTAGCATCAATATCACGAATAGCAGAAGTATTTTTCTTTAATTCAGAGGTTTTTGTAATAAGTCCATTAAGTGCTTCTGTGCTATTGCCACCTTGCACTTCACCTGCTGCTGTTCTTAAGATGTCTTTTAGACTATCATTTAAATATTCGGTTTGTAATTCTTCAAGGTGATGTTTTGTTGCTCCAACACCTTCTACTGGAACAAAGTCTCTAAATTTTTCTACAACTAAAGATGCTGGTGGAATAGATCCATTATTATCAAAATATAAACGAATAAAGTTCCATACATCGTTATGGGTTCTAAGAAGGTTTTCTACGTTGGCTTGTAATAATACATGCATTTGTTTATCTTGTAATACCGCTGAAATAACTCTTGCTTCTGTATTATTCACTTAACCACCTTCTTGCTAGTGTTCTTCTCTCAGTTCTTTCTTTAATATCTTTTTCTACATCTAGTTTACCATTAAGAATTTTTTCTGCATTATAAGCAAAATAGTTCCAACTAGGTTCTTGTGCAATACTAAAATAATATTCAAGTAAATCATAACAAGCAGAAATACCATACGACTGTATAAGGGAGTCAGCGGACCACTGCTCTACGTTTAAATTTAAAGATGGCTTTTGCTCATACTTTGCGGTATGCAACTTGCTATATCTGCTAAGCAAAGCCATACGGTCTTTGCGTTCAGCCATTACTCTAGTTCAGCAGCCTCTGATTGAGCCTCTTTAATTTTTTCTGTTAGTTTATCTTCAACAAACTTATATACTCTCTCAAAAGCCTGCTCTGTGTTTTCACCTTCACGCTTAGAGTCAACTACGCCAAGATCAAGTCTTAATGACTGGAAATTGCCTAAGTTAAGAGTATAGCCAAGTGTTATTGATACTTTTGTATTTTCGTTTTCCATTACCCCACCTATTCTTGAATTTAAATATTCTCTGACCAAACAGGAATAAATCTTCCATCTTCAGTCTTCGTATATGTAAGTATACCGTCACCCATTCGCCTTGTCAACTCTTGGCTTGTAGGAATACTATTATTTGTTATTAATCCGTCTTTTCTGGGCTGCCCCATATGTCTAGATCCCAGTATAGCACGTATCTCTTTTATGTGCTCTTCTGAGTAATAAGATCTTATTTGCCAACCTCTTTGACCATTTACCTTTGCTCCAATTGGTGGTGGTATAATTCCATTTTTAATTAATTTTGGCATATACTTTCTATGACGATTAACTAATTTAGCAGTCTCTGCAACTGTGTATGCTCTTTGTCTATTTTTTCTAAAGTCTGTACGAAGACAAGTTTCAAGTCTATCTTTAGTAATATTATAAAACGTAACCATTCCAGTAGAACGAGAACTATGATATAAGCGCACCAAATCTCCGTTTAAAAACCAGAGTTTTTTACTACCCTTTATTACAGGGTCGTTATTGTATTGTTGGCTCTGGATTTTTCCCTTTGCAGTATCCATCTACCTTGCCCACTTTCTGATGGAGGATGAAAAAAATTACGTGAACCGCACAACATACAAAATGTTTCTAAATGATCTACACTGCTATATTGTCTGTCAACAAACATGCGACCATTACATTTTTTACAAAAAATCATACCCCATCCTTATTTTTAATTTGGAATGCCAATAATTATTAAATTAACGGCTAAAGATAAGTCACCAGAAGCACCGAATCTAACAACTCCCTCTACCTTTGATGTTGTTACTGTTTTTAAAATAACGCTTACATTTTGTCCAGCAGGAGTATTTCCTATATTTACTGGAGTTGCTGTTGCTATTGGTTGATATTTAAAGTCACTAGGAAAGTCATAGGAAAAAGATTTTTCAGATGCTGCGGTAACAGTAGAGTTGTTTGCTACTTCTACATAGCCACCTATCATACGGACCTCAGATGTCTTTACGCTTTGTTTTCCAGCACTAACTGTATCAACTGTTGTATAGTTATAGGTTGCTGAAGAAACCTCTGTAGATAACTGATTTACTGTATCAACTAACTTATAGATGTATGGAACATCTAAAGGTTGACCACGCTCTGGTAACGGTACTTTTGCCATTTATTCCTCCTATTTAATTATACCAAAGACTCTACGCCAGAGTCGAAGATAACTAACGATTCTTTTACTTCTTTTACTGATGATGCTATTTGTATCTTTACATGAACTGACGTTGTTCCTGTATTTAAAAATGAATATGTGTGTATTGGGCTTGTTCCATGATAAGCAAAAGATCCAGCATCAAATTTTACAAATATGTCATATGCTGGTCTATTTAGTTCATCATCCCAAACAGCGGTAATAATAGATGATGTTATAGATAAAGCACCACTAACCGTTTCTGTAGGAACTGCATTTGTAACAAATGTTGGAGACCAGTGAGAGGTTCTGTTTTTATCTTCAGAGATAATTCTATATCTTACAACATACCCTGCGGTTTCTGAGTCAACTGGTGGCAAAGATTCTTTTGGAACAATTGCTTTTTTAACAGCCATTAGGTTACACCAATTGAAAATCTAAACTCAACATAGTTGCTAGTATTAGGAGACTTAACAATTGTTTCTGCATTGTCATTTTTAATAATTGAATATCCAGTTAAGCCATAAAGCGGATTAACTGTAGCAATATTTTCTAGTCTCATTGCATCTAAGGCTATGTAGTAATTTTCTGAAGGTACTCCACTATCAATAACACATGCATATATTTTAACTACAGTTACGGCATCCCAAGTAAAATTTGCACTTGTATAAAGTTCTTGTAGTTGCTTTGATATTACAAAATATCTGTTTGTTTCAAAATCTGCAATAGAGTTTTCTAGATTACCAGAACTTCCATGATTAATTTCTGCTTCAAACCTTGCAAACTCTCCAG